TTACTGACATTTAGCTTTGCCAAGATCAACCCAATCACCTGTTTGGACTAGTTTTTTTATATCGATTACGCTAACCAACACACCTTTACCTTTAAATCCGTGGTCGTATAAAACTTGGCAAACATATTCGGCGTAGCCATCTCTTTTCGTGCCGTCATCAAAAACTCCAACCTTAAAGATAAATGGTGCAGTCCAAGTCGCATCTTTTACCTTTGGCTCTTCATCACTGATAAAAATTTGCTTTACTTTATTACGAGCAAGTTCGAGGCTATCGGCTTGTACAGGCAATGCAAATAGTGATAGTGCAAGTAGTGTAAGTGCTTTTTTCATATCGGTTTCCCCTATTGATTTGATGTTTAATTCTTCTATGTAATTGTTAGTTTTTAGTTTAGATGATTTTGGTATAAACATCTATTGAGAAGTCAAACCTAATCCGGCACAACGCCAGTTTCTAACATATATAAAAATTCTTCATCGTTGATGATTTTAATACCTAACTTTTCAGCTTTTGCTAGTTTTGCTGGTCCAACAGTTTTCGACTCTTTATCGAAAATTAAAAAATCAACTGCACCAGTTACGTTTTGTACCACTTTCAAATCATTATCTACTGCTAGTTGAATTAATTCATTTTTTCTAGCTTGCTTAAATCCAGTAAAACACAAACCGATTTTATAGATCGGTGTTATTTTTTCTTTTCGTTGCTGGTTCAGAAGAGAATCAAATAGATAAAACACATCTTGAGGAATATTTTTGGCATAATTTTCGGCAAGAGCTAAATCATCAAATTGTTTAATAATGCGATCAGCTCTTAATGTGATAACTCTATTTTTCTGAATACAGTAACCTTTGAAGTAAAGGTCATCAATATTCAAATTAGAAATCGAATAAACTCCAATTTGTTTATGTGATGTAATATAGACAAGATGAGTTAGATTTTGATGTTCCATCACCTAAACCCTCCTAATATGCCCTTGCATAAATTCCACTTTACCGTGAATTTGGAATTTATGCTCATTTTCTGATGTGATTCTCCACTCTTTATAAAGCGGATTGTCGGAAATGACTAACAATTCATCACCGGCGAACTGCAAGCGTTTTACATATAAGTTTTCGCCATAGCTGAAAACATAGACACCATCGCCTTGATAAGCGGATTTAGTGGTATCTACGAACAGCAAATCACCGTTACCGATAGTTGGCTCCATTGAGTCGCCATCTACATTAATAATTGATAAGCCTTTGGCATTTGCACGTTGAAAGACTTGTGCAAAATAGGCATTTTCAAATTCTACTGCGTGCGTGTAAGCGGTTAAGTCTCCCGTGACAAAACTACCATTGCCGGCAGAGGCATATACATCTAACACCTCAAGTCGAAGCATTGAGCTTTCCTCTTCATAAGCGGTCGGATTTTTTCCGATTTTCGCAAAATCTGGTGCTTCGCCTTTGCCGGTTTTGAGCCAATTTACATCGACATCTAGGACGTTTGCAATTTCATAAATCCTTGTGGGATTTCGAGTTTGTCCATTCAGGATTTTAAAAACAGATGGCTGTGAAACACCTATTTGTTCTGCAAATTTTTCCTGTGTTAAACCTTTTTGGTCTAAAACGATTTTCAAACGACTTGCCAAAGTATCCATTAGGAACTCCTTATTTTTGATGAGTATATAACTAAAGGTATAGAAATAAAAATTCATTTGGTTATTGATTTTTTATTTCTTTGGTTATATTATTATAACCATTCAATAACCAGAGTTATAGTTATGACTAATAAGAAAATTCAGAAAGCTATTGAACTTGTAGGAACACAAACAAAATTAGCTGAAGCTTGTGGAGTTAGTCAGCCTACGGTCTTGAAATGGCTAAACGGAGGCGGAATTTCCGCTGAATATCTACTAAAAATCGAAGCTGCCACAAACGGGCAGGTAACAATTCGTGAAATTTGTGAGGAGTTGGGAAATGCAACAGCAAAATAAAAGCCCTGAACAGGCAGGGCTAGCGAGTGGGAAATTTACCGTAAGACGTAATCAAGACGGTAAATGGCGTTTAGATTTGACCTTGTTAGATTTTGGTATTAGTTCGCCAGAAACGACTCAAGCTCGTTGCAAATTGCTTCAAGAGCTTCAGCTTGCTCTTCTTCAAGGTCAAGGTCATTTAAATACTGTCGGCGTGAACGTTCGAAAAGCCGGTCCAGTCGTTTGCGTTGGTAGTCTGTTAAGCGACCTTTTAAATCATCAAGAATAATGTTTTTGGCGTTGAGTTGATGGCGTAAGTTTTCAACTTCAACAGTCAGTTCAATAATTTGATCTTCAGTATTCATAAAATTTCCTTTTGGAGGGTTAAAAATATGTAAAACATAACCAAAATTCAACCGCTTGTCTATGGGGATAGATAAGCCGAAACAACAGTAAAAACGCAAAGAATGTGAATAGAGCCTTGGGGAAGGCGTAGGGGAAATAATGAATTTAGACCACACCTGTACAAATTGCAAAAGTAAAAATTTACGGGTTCGTACATCTGAAAAAATCGGTTTGCTGACTATTCAGGCTGTTACTTATTGTAATAACTGCGGCACAGAGCAACTTGTGCAAAGTCAAATTATCCGTGTTCGCACACCGATTTATAAAGAGCGACCGGAAGCAATGCGTATTAATAAATGCTTGATGGAAGCCGATTTGAACACGCCGGATTTGTTCGATGGCGTTGTGGCAGACCAACCTAAGCAAGACTAATCCCAATTTTTAAACAATCGTCAAAATAAGCCTTATTTGCATAGGGCGAGATTTTTGCACCCTAAATTCAGGAATTTGAACAATGAGTAAGCAATTATATTACCGACACAAATCACGTTGGAACAGACTTAACCGCCTTAAGAAGATGAATAAACGTCGCCTTAATCTGTTTTTGCAAGAAAAGCGGGTGGCGAATTTAGAAAGCCGGTTAGCTGATGAAGTAGAGCTGGCAAAGCTGAATAGTGAGCAGATTGGCGATTTACTGCAAGCGTTGGAGTTAAAAGTGAATCGGTTAATTCGCCAAAATGAAAAGCTGAAAGCCCGTGTGATTAAGCTGGAAAAAGTCAAACAGACCCAAAAGCAAGGTTTGTTTGCAATGTTTAAAAAGGTGTTGGGTAGCAAAGGGAATCCTTAGGGGTTGGTATGAGTTTGGTGGCAATGTTTCAAAAGCAGAAAGTGAGTAATAGCAAAAAGGCGTTTAGTTGCGATCACTTCGGCTTGATGTGGAATCAGGCAAGTGAGGAGCATAAGCGGTTGTTATTGCGTGCTGCCTTTTTGCAGGAAAACCCAGAGCCGAAACCGTGGGGAGCTTATAGCAGACAAGAAAAAAGCACCTTGCATTCATTCGGGTTGTGGTTTGAAGAATTTGCCGATTTCCAACGAGTAATGAAGAACGATTCCAAATTGCGTGAAAAACGCATTAATGCACCTGATTAGGAGGGAAATATGAGCCGTAACCGTGAATTGTGTGAGTTTTTTCACAAACTGTGGTGCAAAACCGGTAATCGCTATGCTTATCGCCAATATCAAGCGTTTTTTAAACGGTATCAGACCGAATGTTTAGTTTATTAGTTAGAGGGTAGAAGAATGTCATTAATTACTGTGAACGATTACAAAATCAAGAAAGATATTTTAGATGCAGACGGTAAGCCGTGTTATCAGTTGTACCAAGGCGAGGAGCTATTGCGTGATACCACCAATTTAAGCGAAATCATCGCTTATATGTTTATTCGTGCCGAAGATAAACCGTTTGATGAGTTGTATAACCATATCATCAACCAAGAAGCAGGAGCTAAAACAGATATTAAATTTACGGTAACGGTGAGATGAGCCAGATTACTAAATCCGCTTACACACATATTCACCCAAACTGGCAAGCCCCGAGCGGTAACACCTACCACATTGAGCGATATGAGCTAAAACGGCGGTATGCCTTATTTTGTAATGGTGAGAGGGTAGTTTTATATAAAGACCCAACGCACCCCAATAAGAACGTAGAGAGCCATATAGAAAGTGATGTTTTGTTGTTATGGCTACTGAAAAATGAATTAGGGTGGAGCGGTAATATTAAAGAGCCGTTAAGCCCTCAAGATGTTGAGAATATCCGCTTGTTAGAGCAAGCATTTTGTTTAACTTATAACGGAACTTTCATTAAATGAATTATCAGAATGAGATTCTATCTGCTACAGAGGCTTTCGCAATAGGTGTTTCACTCCCACCTGTTGCCGGTGCTTCTGCTTGTGCATTAGAGCTTCATTCTGATCGTTTATATCAAGCGTTCAAACAGCCTTACACTTCAATGGTTCAGCAAGAATTATTCTCGAAAGACCCTATTCACGAACCGTTACGCCAATCTTATTTTGAGCGTTTGCCTCGTGCCTTAGCAGAGCATTTCGGCAGACAGTATAAGCAAAAGCTACATTACCAAAGCCAATACGACACAGCAGACTGGTTCAAAGCGGAAATGGCACGCAAAATGCCACGCATTGAGGCAGTTATTAGCCAGTATTGCGATGTATTCGATTTTCTGAAGCAATCCCATCAAGATTTAGATTTTTTAGCTGAATTAGATAGTAATGTTTATTTCGGTGCCGGTGTTGATACGCAACAAGCGGTACAAAAAATTAAACAAGATGCCGAAGTGAAAGGTATTCAACTGCCTATGCACCTTTGCCGTTTAGAGAATAGCTCTCGCTATTTAAAAGCTCACGGCATTCGCCCGCTTGCTTACCAAACCGAAGAACAAATCAAACAGCTTGCCTTAGGTATTGCTTATCGTGTTCGCCAAATTCAGCAAGATAACATCGAGCAGAATATGCACAAAGCGACAGATGGCGACACAGCCTATAGTGTGTTGCTTGAATGCTATCGGGCAATGATGGGAGAGGTAAATAAGCTCAAGATTGATTCGCCTTATCAGAAAAAAGCGAGAAAGGGTAGATTAACTGAAGAGGAAATTACCACAGGCTTTTTAAAAATGACCTGTGAAAAATGGTGGACTAGAAAGTTATCTAAAATTGCCGAACAGATGAAAGAGCATTTAGCTATTGCGTGCGGTATGGTGAATATGCTTTCGCCTTACTGTTCAAATGCTCGCTTGAAAGCGTTTGAGGCTCAACGCAAGGCGAATATTGATTATTTGAAATCAATGATCATTGCCAATATCGCCGAGCCGGAAGAGCAACTTTCATTATTTGAAACGTGGTTGAAGTCTGCCTCTAACCCGAAAATTAAACGCCTTGAATTACTCACTCGTATGAATGGATTTGAGCGTTATGCAGATAAGCAAGGGCACGAGGGGTGGTTTATTACCTTGACTGCTCCGTCTAAGTATCACGCAATGCTTTCAAGAACCAGTAGCGTGAACCCGAAATGGAATGGAGCAAGCCCTGCGGAAACACAGGTTTACCTTGTGAATACTTGGGCGAAAATCCGTGCCAAACTCAACCGTGAGGGCGTAATGGCTTACGGTTTTCGAGTGGCTGAACCTCACGCTGACGCTACCCCACACTGGCATTTAATTCTATTCACTCGTCCGGAAGATATGGAAAAGCTTCGCCGCGTGTTCTTGAGTTATGCCTTAGAGGTCGATGGCACAGAAGCCGGTGCGAAAAAATACCGTTGCAAATTCAAGCGTATTGAGAAAGAGAAAGGCTCGGCAACGGGCTATTTAGTGAAATATGTTTCTAAAAACATTGACGGTTTTGGAATGGACGGCGAGCTTTCAGACGAGGCAAATATTCAGGCGAAAGAGAATGCCGCTCGTGTAGGAGCGTGGTCTAGCGTTTGGTGTATTCGACAGTTCCAGCAGTTAGGTAATATTCCGATCAGCTTATGGCGTGAGTTACGCCGTTTGGGGAGTGTAGAGCAAGAAGATGAAACTTTAGAGAAACTCCGTGTGATTGCAGATAGCGGTGAGTGGGACGTTTTCACCGAAGAATTAGGCGGTGCGTTGGTTAAACGTGCCGATTTAGTTGCACGTATTACTTATACCGAACGCAAAAGCGAAACCGGTGAGGCGTTATATACGATGTATCAAGAGCCATCATTAAAAGTGAGCGGCATTATTAACATTAAAAACGGTGTGCAGATTAATACACGCCCGAAAGAGTGGAGCATTCAACTTAAACCTAAAAACTGGGAGGAGCAACAATTACAGAAAAAATTAGAAAATGCAACCGAAACGGAACGAGCGGAAGCTAAACGTAAATACTACGAGAAGTTAGGGTTTAACGAAGAGGCTATCGCTTTATTAGGGGAGCTTGCTCCCCCTTGGACTTGTGTCAGTAACTGTACGGGGTCAAAAAATAATCAGATTAGTGAAGAGGCTCGAAATTGCCTAAGAAATGAACTGATTACAATGCGAGGACGGGTTACTGAACATCAAATAGACGATTTACTAAACGGCAAGCGGTTAAAAATTTGGGGAAATTCGCAAAAAACAATGTTTGTGAGTTATAGCCGTGGGCGTTTAATTGAGCATATTGTTGATAATTATGAGAGTTTTTTGAATTAGGATATTAAGAAAATGGTTAAATTTATTCGTTTAAATTTGATTAATTATTTCATTGAGAAAGATGAATATGGAGAACCGGTGCGTTGCAGAGCGTTTCGTTATGATGAGATTATTCAAACTAAGTTTATTGAAGGATTTCGAGAGGGAGAGATACCAGCTGATGATTATGGATTTGAAGATTGGAATGGTTCGGTTCTGATTTTAAATGAAGAAGGACGTAAATATTTTGAGAACTATCTTTTTGATGTAAAGAAGAATTATTGTAGAGCAAGGGATAACTATGTATATGTCTTGGAAACTTTAGACGAAATTGAAATGAAGTTAGGATTATTGGAGGCGAAATAATGAACTTAGTCACATTAGTCGGACGTTTGGGGCAAGACCCTGATATTAGAACAATGCAAAATGGTGAGAAAGCTGCGGCTTTATCGGTAGCGACCTCTGAAAAGTGGACAGATAAGCAAACAGGTGTGAAGAAAGAAAGCACCGAATGGCATAGGGTGGTGCTTTATCGCCGATTAGCTGAAATCGCCGAATTGTATGTAAAAAAAGGGCATTTGGTATCAATTATCGGGAAAATTAAAACCCGAAAATGGACGGATAGCAACGGTGTTGAGCGGAGTATTACAGAGATTATTGCCGAGCAGATGCAAATGCTCAGTAGTGGTGAGAAAAATACGCCAAATACGCCAAATAAGGCAGAAAATAAACCGCAACCAAAGCAGAAAAATCAAGACGTGATGACTGCGGACGAGCAGAAAGATATTCCGCAGTTTGATGATGATATTCCGTTTTAGGGGGTGAATAATGAGAGAATGGGAAAAACAAATGCCATTTAGTGCAAATTTACATATAAGACCTACAGGAAAATTTGAAGTGAAAAATGTAAACATAGAACAAATAATCGGAGAACGTGGCAAAAATTACGGCAACTTTGATGATGTTGCCACAATGAGCCAGCAGTTAAAAGCAGTGTTGCTGGATACCAATACTCAACTTAAACCACATCAAAAAGAGGCAGGCGAGATGATCTGCTTGAAACTGGCTCGCATTTTTGCAGGTTGTAATCCGGACTATGAAGATAACTGGCGAGATATTGCGGGTTATGCGGTGCTGGGAGGGAAATTAAATGAAAAATAAAATGGGGAGTAAATTTATACGAGTCAGAGTTGAGCATCCACAGCGGAAAAAAGAAGATATTGAGCTTGTGCAGGATGTGGTTGCTTATCATATTTTTAATCTTTTTAAATTTGAGGAAAGTGGGTTACGGGGGTTTAGTCAGTATGATTTGGAAATTGATGTGAAAGTTAAGCCAGTGTTAGAACAAAAAGAAATGCCTGTAGATGTTTGGATTGATGATTTAGGTGGTAAAAATGGAACAATTACAAGCGGTCAGTAATGAGCAAGTTTTTGCAAAACTTTGTGAGGTTGAGCGGTTATTAAAAACCAAAGGGGTGAATGAGCATAGCCGTGAATTGTGGGATTTGGGCGATGTAGCAGCATATTTCGGCTACACTAAAGAACACACCAGCCGAAGTGTTGTATCTAGTCCACATTTTCCGAAACCGATTGCCCTTGACGGCTTACGAGGCAAGGGCAGGGGGGCGAAGAAGTGGGTATCCGGTGAAGTGGTGAAATTTTGTTTGATGTGGAAGGTGAAGTGATGATAAAAAAGATAATCTTAGATGCTTGTTGCGGTAGCCGAATGTTTCACTTTAATAAGCACAACCCCTCGGTATTGTTTGCTGACAATCGGGAATCCCTGTATCGAAAATTTTAAATGTTATCGAATACCAACCTATCTATGGGCATAAAAGCGGTAAACATAACAAAACGCATTGGCTGGCATTTGTAAAGATGGATAATAACGATTATTTGTAAAGTATTTCAAAATACAAAAGCCGATAAATTTCATTATTTATCGGCTTTTGTTTTATGGGTTGTTTTGCTTGAATTGTTGAATAGCTTGAATAATCAGCTGGTTTTGTGGAATGTTGAGTTTTTGGCTAAGTACTTCGATTTCTGCGATCACCTCAAGCGGTAGTTTAAAGGATTTTTGCTTTATTCCTCGTTTTGCCTCGCTTTTAGCTTGGATTTCATTTCTTGACATTGCCATAATTTATCCCTATTATAAATTTTGTTGAAGAGCTGGGAGCTTTCACCCCCAGCGAGTTGCTTCAGATTAGTAAGCTGGGGAGCTAAGGACTAATAAGAAGACAACTAGGATAATGTATTTAAACATTGTGCTATCCTTCTTCATTTCGTAAGGTTTAAGCCTTACGCTCACTTTCAAGCTGTCTCTTGAAAGTGAGGTTATTATAATATAGGGTATCCTACATTGCAAGTAATAAATACAAAAAAGCCGATAAATTTTCGTTTATCGGCTTTTGTTTTTATTGCAGTTTGCTCACAAGTTCTGAAATATCAGGGTTATAGTAGGTATTTTGCAAAATACTTAAATCTCGATGCCCCGATACTTTGGCAAGCTCCATTACCGTCAGATATTTAGACAAACGTGTGAGTGCCTCTCGCCGTGTGTCGTGAAAATGCAGATCGGCATTGTGTAGATTGGCTTTTTGTTTCAGCTTGCGAAAATTCGAATCAAGGCTGCGACTGGTGAGCTGGAAAACACTGTTTTGCTTGTTCGGTTCAAGTTGTGCCAACTGATTTAAAATTGCTATTGCTTTGGTTGAGAGTGGCACGGTGCGTGAATAACCGTTTTTGGTTTGTGGCAAAAATGCGGTGCGTGCCTGCAGGTTTATATGTTCCCATTTTAAACCAGCAATTTCACCCGCTCGCATTGCAGTCTCAATCGCAAATAATAGTGCTGCTCCGGCTCTTTGTTGCATTAATAGCGGTGGCTGGTTAGGGCTGTAGCCGGAGACAAAAATCAGTTTGTCTATCTCCTCATCGCTATATCGGCGAGTTCTTGCTGGTGGCGTTTTGATTTTTTCCAGCGTTTTTAGAGGATTTTCTTTGAGATAATCCCATTCCATTGCTTTTGTAAAGAGTGCCGATAAAGTGGCTCTTTCTCTTGAGACGGAAACCGGCTGCACTTCTTGCAAGCGTTGGTTTTGCCATTGGCGTAAATGCTCTTTGGTGAGTGCCGGTAATGGTATATTTCCCAAGTTGCTGCCGGCAATTCTTAGCAGGCGATAGCGTTCTTCCCTTTTGCCACGTTTGGTCGGAGTGACCTCTTTGAGGTATTTGTCGATTAATTCGGCAAAAAGAATGTTCGGGGTGGTGTTATATTCTCCGGCATCAATTTGAGCCTCTAAAGCGTAAGCCCAGCGGTTTGCCTCTGTTTTGGTGCTGAAAGTGGCAGTTTTATAAATGCCTTTTTTGCGGACTTGTGCTCGGTATTTGTTGCCGTTCTTAATAATAGTAGCCAT